AAATACTCTTATCAAATACTCTTATCAAATACTCTTATCAAATACTCTTATCAAATACTCTTATCAAATACTCTTATCAAATACTCTTATCAAATACTCTTATCAAATACTCTTATCAAATAATACTCTTATCAAATACTCTTACAAAAAAACATTTCAAAAGGAGGGTCTTAAAGGGAACCTAGGTTCCCTTTACTAGGTTCCCTTTACACGGTCGGAAAATACTCCCAATCTAAATAATCACATACTTTTTTCCAAATCATATCTTGTTCTAATTGTTTAATCCGATCTTTCATCATTGGAATATATGGCAAGTATTGTCGTTGATCTAATAAAATACAAAGTTGACACAAAATATACGTATAATTAAAGAAATTAGTACGAGTAATTGGACAAAACAAAGCCCAAGGTTGTTGAATTTCAATAAACAAGACACATAATGTCTCAATCAATTCATCATCCATTACTGGAGGTTGAATTCCTAAAATAGAATTGATATATTGAATATGTTCAAAATATTTATTGTAACCTAAAATACTCAACATATTTCGCATTTCTTTGTAATTGATTTCCTTGATATTTTTCCGTTCTTTTTTGATTCGTTGTTTGACTGCATCCATTACTTCTTCTGGTATTTTCGTAGTTTCTTTCGCTTGGAATTGAGATAGAATCTCTTTGAAATGATTTAGCCGAATATATGCAGTATAAGAAACTTCATTCGGCATTTCTTTATTTACTGGTTTTTGATTGTCTACAATATGTAATATAAATTTACCACATTCTATATTATTACAAATTAAAATACCTTCTTCTTCTTGTGGTATTAATTCCCCTTGATTACAAACTAAACACGTATCGGTTTGTAAAACATATTCTTGTAAATGTGTAATTTCACCTTCTACATTTCTCCAATATTCTTGATATATTTTTTTAGACGATTTATACCGTTCACTATTTAAATCTGAACTATCATCTGTTTTCGCTTTGATTTTAAAAAATTGATTAATACTATCTCTATTTTTAGTGTTTTTTCCGTTTGAAATCTTTTGTTTTTCTTCATAATAATTGAAAATATATTTAGAATTATCTAGTAAATATTTCTTTTTTTGTTGACGTAAATTCCGAATTTTTTCACGGATTTCTTCTATTTTATCTATAATTTCAAAAAATTCATCTGTATGTTGTTGTCCGTTATTTTCAAAATATTTTATTTTCTTTTTCAATAATTGTTTTTCTTGTTGTAATTCAGGTATTGTACTCTTTTCAATAACATAAAATGTATTCATTATATCTGTATGTTTTTCATCAATGTTTTTAACGATTGTCGGATCTTTATCTTTAGATGATGAAATATCTTTTTGTTTTTTTTCCATTTATTTCATATATATTTATTATCCGATTTGTCTTTTATACCATTGTATGAATAAAAAATATATAATATATATGTAAAAATGAATTTCTTATATATAACATTAGGCATTATTATTATTTTTTTGTTATTTATTTTATATCGGTTTTTAATTGCAAGTAAAACACCAGTAGTTAAAGATATTTATTTACCAAATGGAAATCCAGATATTCCATTTAGTAAGTTGAAGATATCCGATTATAGTACATATAGTATTGAGGTTTGGATTTATGTGAATAAATTACCAACTACAGATGAACATGGAAAATATATAGGTACCGACTGTAATAGTATTATGGATGGTGAAGGACAATATAATCAAACCGGTGTTATTTTTTACAAATCCGAAAATTTTTCTTTAAATTTATATAGTAATGGTACATTAACCTTTTATAATGGTAGATATTTTAAAGCTACAGCATCAAGCCCGATTGATGATAAGGATCCAATTAAAAAAAAAACTAGAAATGGCGGGGATGATTGGCAAAAACATCCATCTGTTATGAGTATGAATTTTCCAGTTCAAAAATGGACATATGTTTGTATAAGTATCCAAAATAATTCTTTAGTGGATTTATATGTTAATGGTAAATTAATGCAATCTACAAGTTATAAAGGAGAAGATAGTTTAAGTACTCTTTCTAAACCGTTATCAACTGATATATTACATTTTGGTAAAAAAGTAGATGCCACTATTAAAAATATGTATATTACTCCCAAAGCAACCGATACACGTACTGCTTGGAATAATTATTTAAAAGGACCAGGTATTAAAAAGAATTTTAATTTAGGAGTTAGTTTAACTCAAAATGGTAAAGCTACAAATACAATTAATATTTTATAATATTTATTTTTATTCATAACAAATGATATAAATATACAGTATTCATCTATGAATAATTATTCTATGAGGATAAATTATACTATAAATAAAATGTATTTGAAAATACTAAATAAAAAATGTTTAGGAATATTATATTCATAATAAAATGGCAGGAGCTCTAATGCAAATCGTCGCCTATGGTGCACAAGACCTTTTTTTGACCGGAACTCCAGAAATCACTTACTGGAAAGTTTCCTACAGAAGACACACTAACTTTGCCATGGAAAGTATTGAACAGACTTTCCAGGGTCAAGCTGATTTCGGAAGACGTGTCAGTGCCATTCTATCCAGAAACGGAGATCTTGCATACAGAACTTACCTTCAATGCACTCTTCCTGAAATTAACCAAGATATGGCTAACCAAGGAACTACTGCTGCTGTCAATGGAAATGGTGTCTATGCTCGTTGGCTAGACTATATTGGTGAGCAACTTGTTTCTCAAGTGGAGGTTGAGATCGGAGGACAAAGAATTGACCGTCAATACGGTGATTGGATGCACATCTGGAACCAACTTACCATGAGTCAGGAACAACGCAGAGGATACTTCAAGATGATTGGACACACCACTCAACTAACATACATCACTGATCCTCAGTTCGCTGCCATCTCTGGACCTTGTGCTTCTTCCGGTGGACCTGCTCAAGTTTGCGCTCCAAGAAATGCTCTTCCAGAAACTACTCTTTATATTCCTCTTCTATTCTGGTTTTGCAAGAACCCTGGACTTGCTCTTCCCTTAATCGCCTTAAAATCTGTAGGGCAGAAAAGTACTCAACTCAAAGCACCCGAGCCCTGCTTTGAGAAAAATTTGTTGTGGTCTCGGGATGAAATGGAACCGTTTCATCATACCCAAGTGCTAGTCTCTTGTTGTTATTGAATTTTTGCTTATTTTATAATATTCAATTTTCAATTAATAAGAGGCAACATATCCAAATTGCTGGAAACCCGTAAAGCCGTAAAAATAATATGTTTGTTAAAATATATAACAAACAATATTTAGGGTACCAAAATTTAAATGAAAGTTTAAATTGGCTGAGAAGTAAACTCAGGTATGGTAAAAATCCCTCGGATAATATTATTCTTGTAGTGAATAATATAAATTGGCAATCAGCAGCCGAGACTCTAAGTCCGTTATGATAGGATAAGAGTAAGGTTCAACGACTAAATGGTTATGGCTCTAAGTATTCTAATCAAATACAATGATGAGTTAAGATATAGTCTAGCCCCCGGCATATTTTACAATATTATGGTTGGTATTGTAAAGCCGATAAATACTCCGAAAGGAGGGGTATAAGTGGTTCGTACAGTACCACGAAGTTAAAATCAACCTTGATATTAGACCAATTGGTGAGTGTCTATGGGCTGTCAAGACCCTTACTGCCACCTCTGGAACTCAATCCGTTTCTCTTGCCTACCAACAATCTCTTGTTGCTGCTTCTCTTTACATTGACTATATCTTCTTGGATACTGATGAGCGCAGAAAGATGGCACAGAACCCTCACGAGTACCTAATTGAGCAACTTCAATTCACTGGTGATGAATCTGTTGGATCATCCAGTAACAAGTTGAAGTTGAACTTTAACCACCCATGTAAGGAGCTAATCTGGGTTGTTCAACCTGATGCTAACGTTGATTATTGCGCATCCCTTGATGCTGCCCAAGTTCTTTTCAAGACTCTTGGTGCTCAACCTTTCAACTACACTGATGCTATTGATGCCCTTCCTAACGCTATCCATGCCTTCGGAGGACCAGCTGAAACTGCTGGAACAAATGGTTTTGTCACTAGTGCTGGTCTATTTGAAATGGCAGGAGCTATCAATGCTACTCCTCTTGGTGCTACATCTCAATGGCAAGGAACTAACCCTGGTATTCTAGGAGGATCTATTGATATTCCTTTTAATGAAGATCAAGGAAATCCTACTGGATCCTCTGTGTCAGATGCAGGTACCTTCGTGCTTGCCGAGACTGCTTTGGATATGCACTGTTGGGGTGAGAACCCTGTTGTCACTGCTAAGCTTCAATTGAACGGACAAGATCGTTTCTCAGAGCGTGAAGGTTCTTATTTTGATGTTGTGCAACCTTTCCAACACCACACCCGTGCTCCAGATACTGGAATCAATGTGTATTCATTCGCATTGAGACCTGAAGAGCACCAACCATCCGGATCTTGCAACTTTTCCAGAATTGATAACGCTGTTCTACAGCTTGTTCTTTCTTCTGGAACTGTTCAAGGAACTGCTACCGCAAAAGTCAGAGTTTACGCTGTCAACTATAATGTGTTGAGAGTGATGAGTGGAATGGCTGGAATAGCTTATTCCAATTAATTTTATTACTATTATAGTTTGGTGTTTTTTATAACATAAAAAATAATTAAAAATATTTGTTTTTAATTATTACTTTATAAAAATGTTTGATGTTTGCTTTCCCGTACGGGAAAGCAAACAATGCTTTATTACTATGGAGAAAAGCAATTATTTATATTTTTCTTATTGTATATGGTGTAAATAATATAGAAACAATACACTATATTACTTTGTACTATGCATTAGTGATAAAACATTAACCAAATCATTACATAAAAAAATCGCATATAATGGACATTATTATAAGAATCTAGGAACTAAACTAAAAATTATCCAATAAGTTTTTTCACATCTTCCGCAATCGTATTTAATGTAATTATAGTTTCCTTTTCGGTAATAATTGGTTTATTCACCATAGCCAAATATACTTCATCGTTATTTATTAACGTCATGATTCTATGAATAAATGCATCTATACTATCCTTATCTATTTTATCTATATGAATATAACGTTCTTTGTTGAAATATTCTTCAATATAATCAGAACCCCAATATATGGGAATAGTATTTGCACAAAACCCATGTAAAATCTTTTCCGTAATATATTTCTCTTCTTTCGTATTTTCCATCGTAATAATACATTTGTAATTAGATACATATTCAATAAACTCTTTAGAAAAATATCGGTGTTCAATTCTACTTACATTATTTTTATAATTTCCTGCATAATCAATCGGTATTTTCTTTTCTAATTCCGAGAAAAAATAATTTCTTTCACTTCCATCATCCGCTGAAACAATCACACAAATATTCTTTGTAGGTATTTTAGTTATATTCTTATTTATATTCATTAAAAAATCCCGATGAATATTAAATTGATATTGATACAATACAAATAAAGGAAAATTCACGACATTTTTATTATTATTCTCACCTTTTAATACACAACTATAATTTGAAAAATGTTGAAACGCATCCACAGTATAGACCCGTCTAGTCGGTTCACCAATAAATAAAAACGAATATTTCCATTTTTTAGTATTTAAAACAGTTGTTCCAAATACACTTTCAATTAATACATCACTATTTTCATAATTACCCATACAAATATCTTGTCCGAAAATATATTTGAATAATAATATAAATATTTCGTGTTGGTTTTCATCTATAAAACTACCCCAAAAATTATTAAAAAAAATATTCATTTAATTTTAATTTATTTACTTACAATTTATTTATTCCTTATCTTTATATACCTAAAATAAAATATATACCTACAATAAAATGCTCCAAATATAGATTTAATAAATAGTATAAACATATGTTATTTTGTTTATCAAATAAAACAAAAAATATGTCTGAAAATATTGATAAAATTATATATATAAATCTAAAAAGAAGAGAAGATAGAAAAATATATATTGAAAATCAATTGAATGAAATGGAATTGCAATATGAACGATTTGATGCAATTGAATATGAACCACAAGGAAATGTCGGTTGTTCATTATCTCATCTTGCAGTATTAAAGTTAGCAAGAGAAAAAGGATATAAGAATATTCTTATTCTAGAAGACGATTTCACATTTAATGTATCCAAACCAGAATTTGAAAATACATTAAACAAATTTTTTGAATTAAATATAGAATTACAATACAATGTATGTATGTTTTTTTACAGTCCAGATGCAGAAATACATAACACTGAATATCCATTTATAAATAAAATAACACAGAGTAATTATTCGGTTGGATATTTAGTGAATAGTAATTATTACGATGAATTAATTCAAACAATTGAAGAAAGTATTCCGAAATTAAAAGAAACAAAACAACATTGGTATTATGCAATTGATGTTTGTTGGCGACATCTACAAAAAAAAGATAATTGGTATGGATTTACTCCAAGTATAGGTAATCATAATACAAATTATGGAAGTGATTGTACCGACGGATTTTAGAAGAATGATAGATAGATAAGATAACCACAAAAAAATTACCCCATAAAAAAAGCATATAAAAACCCGATGCTTTACAATACAATATAAAAACACAAACCAAAAAAAAATAATCATGATTTCTCAACAAGATTGGTTATTATCTGAATTATTGGATTTTTATAAAAATAGAGATTATCTGGATATTTTGAAAAAAATAATAAACCGTGAATTTATTATTCATAAATCTAAAAAAGTATCTATTCGTATCGTGAATTGGTTTGTTACCAATTATGCCAAACAACATTTTTCTGTATATGAATTAGAAAATGAACGTTTTTTTGTATGGACCCGATTTCGTTCAGCAGAAGATGGATATTCCAAAGATTTATTTGATCCATATTGTCGTAAAGATCGTATTATGATACCTTATGATGAAACCACTAATATAATCACTACTATTGGTCAATTGAATTTTTTCAAATGGGCAATCGTCAATAAAGTAGTGGATTATATTGTAGATCATTACGAAGCAATTACACAAGATATGAATACACGCTTAACTCTGAAAAATAAACATGCTAGAACAGAAGATTCTATTTCTACAATTTCCACGATTTCTACAGATGAAACTCCTGTAAAAAACATTGGTGGAAAAACACGAAAGAAGAGAGAAGAATTATCTGTATCTGCTTGTCTAAGTATTCGTAAAGAATTCGTACCAGTAAAAATCACTTTCTAAAATAAAAAAAATAAAAAATAAACAAAAAAATAATAATTAATTATTTATAAAAAATAGACTTATAAATAATCAGTGTTTGAAATGTAAATCATAATATTTATGACATCTACGAATTTTATTATTGCGAATATAAAGTTATTAATTGAAATCTCTGAAGATGGGAATTATAAAATACACGAAGATAGAACACATATGGATTTTCATCCTTGTGATGAATTACCACCTATTCGTAAAAATGAAGATGGTGCAAATATAATGCAAAATATTTTGAATATGGTTTCTTCTTCTACAAATAAAATTAAATGGATATCGGAAGATTCTAGACCTAGTGATAATAATGTAAATTATACAGGGGATGGTGAAGAAGATGGGGATGGTGAAGAAGGTGAGGAAGATGACGAATATGAGGAGCAAGATGGGGATGAGGAAGAAGATGGTGATGAGGAAGAAGAAGATGGTGGGGATGAGGAAGAAGATGATGGTGATGAAGAAAGTGATGAGGAAGGGGATGAAGATGGTGAAGAAGAAGAACAAGCTAAACCTGTAGAGGAACCGGTTAAAATTGTAGTAGAAGAACCTAGAGTGTATACGTATGAAATAAATACAAAAATAAAAAATCCAAGTCTTACAACAACATTAAAAAATCGTAATGTAAAACATAATATTAGTAAAAAAAGAATTTCGTCAGTATAATCTAATCTAATCTATCTATCTAATTACGATAATTTGCACGTTGATTTTGTAAATAATACATTGGCGCAGGTACAATCATTGGTGTTTTGTCAATGATATTTAAAGTAGGATAATTGAAATTATTGGGAGATACAGTTGGTAAAGGCTTGACTAAATTCGTAGAACCGATACCTAATAATTGTGACTCAATTTCAATATAATTTTCAGCTATATCCACTGGATTCATTTTAGGAGCTAATAATCCGTTTCCTGCAAAATTCTTAGTATATGCCTGACCTCCTGGAGCATGTTTATAATTCATATAATCTAACTGTTTCTGATATGCATTTTGTTCTAATTCATAATTACCCGGGGTGTTTTTAATACTAGTAGATGCCATTATTAAATTGTTAAGTTTATTTATATTGGTTTTATATATTTTTGTAGAGATAGAGAACCAAGGATTTACTCATTCCACAATAATTTATCTATAGTAGTTCTTACACAAAATAAACGATGTACTATAATTCCTAAACTAAACAAAAAAATAGACGTATACAAAAAAGATATTTTAAAAAAATAAGAAATAAAAAAAGCACCTAGAATCGTCATACTTACATCTGCGACTGCTAAATTTAAAAAACGATAAGAATGAAGTCCTTTGTTTGGAATACCAAATAAATTTTTATATTTACATAAACTCATGATAATATTACATTAGATTAGTTAAGAAAACCATTTTCGTAATTGTTTATATTCTTCTAAATTCGCGATTTCGGTGTTACCATTATATAAATGCCAAATACATGTGTAATAAAGATAAAATGTATCATATGCACAAATGACTGCTTGTCCAATACGTAAATTGGTGGAAAACATTCTTCCTGCTGCATATAAATACAAATCTTTGAAATCATTATTTGTTGTTTTTTCAATTGAAAATAGAAACCATTCTTCCAATCCTTTATCTACGAGAGAAGAATCGTAATTTAATTCATCTGTAGTTTCTTCATCTTCATTTTCTTCTTTCAAATCATTCTTTAAATCTTCTAAATCGGCATAAAAAGAACGTGCTAAAACAGAAATATCAAATATATTTCGTATTTGTTGACGATATTCTTTATTATTGGTATAATTAATTTTAGAAGGTAATGATTTAATTCGGGTTTCCATATTTTTACTAAGATAAATTAATTTATTTATAGGATTGTGTTTATTATTATTTTTTTTGTAATAAAAAAATAATGATTTATTTAGTGTTTTCTGGCCTTTCTAGATTTCTTAGTCTTCTTAGACTTCTTAGTCTTTCTTTTCTTGGATGATTTCTTGGAAGAACGACGACGGCGACCACCGAATACCACATCAACGCCGTTTGCATCCTTACATTTATCAAATATGTCGGAACCAACTTCTTGATCTTCTAAATTACCATCAGTAAAATCAGTAAATGCGTTAACCTTACGTTTAAGAAAACTTTCTGTCTTATCAGTGTTTACTACTTTTTTAATAATATAATATTCTTCTGGGGTTTCTCCTTCTGCAACTTTAGTAAATTTGTGATAAGTAGTAACAGGTTCTGCAACTGCATTTGAATCAGTAGACTCCATTTTCACTATATACTACCCTTAGAAAAAGAAACGTATTTTAAAAAATCAAAAAAAAATATATTCTTCTCATACTCTTCTAAAAAATCAAAACAAAACCCTCTACAAAAAATAAATTCCTAAATCTAAGCAGAATATTTATCTCCAGTAGTTCTAGTATCTACTCCTCCTCTAGACCATCCACCTAAAGCTACTTCTTCTACTGAATTCACAACCACTGGTCCAGGATAATTATTAGGTTCATAGAAACTATTCTCCACATCGCTAGTATACACACTCTTCTTAGATCGGACATATTCACCTTGTAGAAGCTGGGCTTCTAAAGTAGGATCACAAGATCCTCTTCCTAAATAAGGAACAGTAGTAAAAGGTCTAGAAAACAACTGTAATTTCTCTAAAGGTCTTTCTTGTTCAGTTCCCCACAAAATATTATTTTCATCTTCCACTAAAGCACCACCAATACCTGGTCCAATGTGTCCAGTATAAGACAAACCAGGATATTGGGTAGTGAAATTCACATGAGAATTAGATACTTTATCGCTAAAGTAATTGGTTAATACTAAATTAGAAAATCTAGCATTTTGAATATTGAATTGACTATTATCTGTAACATCATTACCAATACGACTTAAACCATTAAACACATAATCACTTTGCATTTTTTATGTATAGCAATGAATATATTATATTACAATATAATAGATTTTATTCCCTACAAACGTTAAACAGTTATACCCTTATACATTCGTATGTCTAGATAAATTTCTCGCACAAGCAAATTGATTACCTTCTTTACATGAAATCATAGACCCATAACAAAACTCTGCAAAAGAAGTTTGATCGTTAGGAATAGTAGTAGAAGCAGTTGAATAAAAAGGTCGCATAGATTGTTCAAATACTAATTGTTCGCCTAAATCTCGGAATAACTTATCAGCAATATCTGGTTGACCTGGATTACAATCTATTACATTTTGTTTCGCTTGATTCAAAATATCGTCATTGGTGTTAATATTAAACGATGGTGGTGCGGGCTTTTTATGGGGATTATAATCATAATCCGTCATTAAAATATTACTAAATGGATTCGTAGAAGATGGTTTTTGAAAAATATCTGGATTTACTTCTCCTAATAATTCAATTGCAGGATCTCTATCTTTATTTTCAAAATTCTCTTTTCCTTCATCTCCTTCTTCAAATCTAACTTTTTTCTTACCAGAAGCATTAAATTTACCAGAATGATATTGATGCATTGTCCAAATAGATCCCAAAGTGACTAAAGAAATGAAAATCAATGTCCATTTACGAAAAATAATAAACAAAATAATAGTTGTTAAAATAACTAATCGTGTAATTGCATTTAGACTTTGATTATACGTCATGTTTTCAACTGGAAATAATTCCGAAGAAGTTTGTAACAAAATATTAGGATTATCACTCCAAAAAGGAATAGACTGAATTTGTAAAATCGGTTTTATATTTTTTGTAGTATCGTCATTGAATGAAATATCTGTTATAGGTGAATATACATTAGATGATGAAGCCGATGAAGACATCCTTTCTTATTTACTTATGATATATGGATATATTTAGGATATTTTCTTTTTGTATGTTTTTTTTTGTTTCTTTTCATTTCTTTTCTAAATTACATTACAAAAAATGAAACAAGAATTAATTATTTTTCCGAGTTTTGGATTTACTTGTTACTTTTTTCTTGATACATTTCGCATCTACACTAAATGTCTTGCATTTTGTTTTTTCTGGAACAATTTTCAAAATACATTTGGCTTTTTCTCCCACTAAAGGTTCAGTACAACCTTTTTCTAAGGAACTACTACTTAAGGAACTACTACTTAAGGAACTACTACTTAAGGAACCTTCGGTTTTATTCTTCAACGAATAATGTTTCATTTTCGGCAATAATTCTGTTTTAGACAAAGAAGATGATACTTTTGAACACCGTGCCCGAAAATGTTCATATCGTTCTTTTACTTGTTCATAGGTCAATCCAGATTCTTTTCCCAACATATGATTCACTAATTCATGTAAATCATAAACATATCGTGAAAAAGAATTACGATTCTGCATATGTATCATTTTCAAAGGTAATTTTTTGAAATTTTCTCTCAAATTCTTACGACATTTACCACAAGGTAAAACATTTTCTAAATTCAAAATATATTCACGATAATTATGTTTATCGGCAATACTAGGATTAACTGGATAATTAAAAGACATAGTATGCATAAAATGCCAAGCACTTGGACCCCAAATAGCAACTAACATTCCATTATTACTTTGATAATCTTTGGAAGAATATATCTTCCTTGTTTTATTTGGTTTTATATGTTTAGATTTGGTAATCATTCATTCATATATTTTGTAATAGAAAAAACATCTCTAGGGATTTTCTGTTCATAGTAGTAAAAGTATTTGCTAAAAAATAAATAAATATAAATAACAAATACAGATAGTAATGACAGATTATACGAGGAAAAAAAACCCGTATAAAAATTTTATTGATTTTCTAGATAGTTACCAAGAAAGAATAAATCTATCCTATTATGAAAGTATATTATTAACAAAAGCGATACAAACGAATTATCAAAACAATTATCAGTATAATACTATGCGAAATTTAGATACAAATGCAAATAATAATAATAATAATAATAATACTGCAAATAAATATTTAACATGGCAAAAAGAAAATGAGTTTGATATTAACAAATATTCAGAATTAGATAGATCTACTGTACTTAAATTACTTTCATCACAAAAATATTTAGCAGAAACAATCCCATTTTCTTCTATATATTCGTCAGTTATACCTCCTCCACCTCCTCCTAAAACGAAAATAGAAATACCGATTGTTAGATTAAAAAATATTGGCGATATTTTGAAAATACTAAAGGAATATGCTTATAAAGAAGAGAATGAATATAATATTGATTTGAAATCACTACATAATATCAGAGAAGAATTAGAATTATTGAATGCTATGATTGGAATGGAAACAGTTAAGAAATCTATTTTGCAACAAATGGTATATTTCATACAAAAGTTACATATAGTATCTACTACCAAAACGACATATCCACTTGTAAATAATACGAATGCAAATGATTATAAACATACGATTATTACAGGACCACCAGGTACAGGTAAAACGGAAATGGCGAAAATAATTGGTAAGATGTATTCTAAATTAGGAATATTACGAAAAAATGTATTTAAAAAAGTGACAAGAAGTGATTTAGTCGCAGGATTTTTAGGTCAAACTGCGATTAAAACTAGAAAAGTGATAGAGGAATGTTTAGGAGGAGTATTGTTTTTAGACGAAGCATATTCTCTCGGAACAGAAGATTCGTTTTCTAAAGAATGCGTAGATACATTATGTGAAGCATTAAGTGATCATCGCGATGATTTAATGATGATTGTAGCCGGATATGAAACCGAATTGAATGAAACCTTTTTCAAAATAAATGTAGGAATGCATTCCCGATTTATGTGGCGTTTTAATATTGAATCTTATAAACCAAAAGAATTAATGGAAATATTTGAAAAGAAAATGTTGGAAAATGGATGGGAATATATAGATGGATTTATGGAAAACAAAAAGAAAGAAGAATGGTTTACAAAACATAAGACATTATTTACACATTATGGAAGAGATATGGAATTATTATTTTCATATATAAAAATATCACATGCTCAGCGTATTTTTGGAAAAGATATTTCTTTACGTAAAAAGATAACTGAAGATGATTTAGAAGAGGGATTTCAATTATTTCAACAAAATAAAAAAGAACAACATATTAAAATATATACTCCACCTTATGGAATGTATGTTTGAAATAAAAAGCAAAAGCAAAATAAATATAATATATATTTTTTTTTGTTGAAAAAAAATATAGTGAATTATAAGAACAAACAAACGAATGGAAACAAATAAAAAAACGATTCAAATCAATCCTGAATTATTTAAATTAAATGGAAATACTACCCGAAAAAAACATTCTCTCAAAAATCGTGATGATAAAATACGTATTAAAAATAAATTACAAGAAAAACCAAAGAAAATGACTACTATTAAAAAAAACATTTTGAAAATGATACGAAATCATCAACATGAACGTCGTAAAAAAAAAGATTTAGATTTAGATTTAGATTTACGTGATGATATTTTTGTAGAGAATAATAATCCAAAAACACAATCACAATCGCAATCGCAATCACAATCCGAACAATTTACTAACGAATTTAATGAATCTTTAGAATATTTATCTAATCTAACTAAAGATGTGAATTCAAAAAAACAATCCTATACGATTAAAAGATACCCTACAATAACAAATGCAACTACAAATATAACACCAATAGAATTACCTGAACCAAAATATGGATGTCTAAAAAACGGTAAATTACCGACATATAGAAGTTGGTTAAATCAAACACAAAAGAATCCATTAATTTATCAACAACCCATTAATTTTCAACAATCTGTAACCCCTGTAAATTATCAACAACCCATTAATTTTCAACAACCAATTAATTTTCAACAACCCATTAAACAACCAATTAATTTTCAACAACACCAAGCAATAAAACCCATAAATAATATACAACCACCTATAAAACCTAAATATGAAGAAAAATTGGATGAAAATCTAAAAAGGTTTAGTAAAATACAACAATTTGAGAGAAAAATAAAAGACGAAGTCAAAACCCCAAGATGGAAATATCCGAGACAAAAGAGAACAATTCGTAGAACATATTATGTAGGTAAATCTAAAGTACATCCTAGAATTTCTGTATTAGTTACAAATAAAACAATTCGTGCAAGAACGACATTAAAACAACAAGAATTAAAACAAGTACCAATTGCAGAAGTGAAAAAATATTTATTAAAACATGGTTTTATAAAAGTAGGAACAAATTCTCCCAATGATATTTTGAGAGAAATGTATGAAAATGCACAATTAATTTGTGGAGAAATTAAGAATCATAATCCTGAAAATTTATTATATAATTATTTCAATAGTCCTACAAATGAATAAAAAATTGAATAAAAACAAATAAAAATACATAAATTGTATATTATAAATATACCAAAATAAGAATAAAATAAAATGGCAAATAATGGGTATCAATTGTTTGGTGCACAATCATTTACATCCCCGTCACCAGTATCCTCTCCGGATGAAACAGAAACAATGACAATAGATACAATTATTTATAACATTCATAATAATTTATCTGTAACACCATCATATGGATTAAATGATTTAACTCCGGGGTTTTTTAAGATAACAAAAGAAGAACTAGAAAATATTAAAAAAAAAAAAACGATGAATATTCTCGCCAAACATATAGACAACTATTTGAAGAAAAAACCAAATAAGTTATATAATTTAACACTATACACTTTATTTTCAATTGATGAAATACAGGCCGATATTTATATATCTAATGAAACCGATGCAAATAATGTATCAAAATATTTTTATAAAATTATTTCTAGAAATATTTATTATGAAGAATTAGACGAAGACGAGACTAGTATAAGTTCAGATGAAAGAAACACCGATTTAGTTATTTATGATAATTATGGATTTGAAACTATATTAGATTTATTAGTAGATATTAAATATGTGGAAGAAAACTACAAATTATTAGATTACTATTTATTATCTCCAGAAAGTATGGAAGAAGCATTAGCTCAACGAGAATTTATGCCAATACATAAAGATAAAATATGTACGGTTTGTTATGAACCTACGAGAGAATATACTACATGTAAACATTCTATATGTTTGAAATGTAGAGAGAAATGTATTGTACAAGATAATAAAATGTGCCCAATTTGTCGTACTTCTGATTTGCGTGTGTATCCAAAATAAACAAAAAACAAAAAACAAAAAAGTATAAATATTTTTTCATATTTATTTGTAGCAAATTTTTTTACAAATAAATCAATTAAAATCCAAATCAAAATCCAAATCAAAACAAATGAAGAAAAAAGAAGAAGAAATATCACCACCAATTAGTATATACAAAGAATATTTTGACAGTACGATTCAATATACAAAAATATATGGGGATAAAACAGTAGTATTTATGCAAGTCGGTTCTTTTTATGAAATGTATGGATTGAAATATATAAATTCCGATGAAATAAAAGGTAGTTTAATTACCGATATATCTGAATTAGTTGGATTAGCAGTATCTTCTAAAAAGTATACATATGAAGGTGGAACTATTTATATGTCTGGATTCCGAGATTATACATTAGATAAATATATTCCGACTATTATTGAACAAGGATATATTATTGTAGAGATAATACAAGTCTCAGAAGAACAAGAAGAAAACAATACAAAAAACAAGAAAAGAACGCGTATATTAAATGCAGTATATTCTGCAGGAACATATTTAACATTTGATACAAATAATAACAATCATCGTCTAACAAATAATATTATGTGTATTTGGATGGATACTCTACAAAATAAAAAAAACAACACTAGTTTAATTATATATGGTGTAGCAGTATTGAATATTTATACGGGAGAATCTTATATATATGAACACGAAACGGAGAATTGGATGAATCCAACAATGTTTGATGAATTAGAAAGATATATATCTATTTATTCTCCCAGTGAAATAGTAATGATATATTCTTTGTTGGAAAATATCATAGATAAAATAGTACAATATATAAAACCACCAATAAATACAGTATTACATAAAATTAGTTTAAAAGAAGAAGAGAACGACAATAAAAATCAAGTAAAACGAGAGAACGCAAAAAAATGTACAAAACAAAAATATATTCAATATATATTATCTTCTGTTTTTGGAGAAGAAATATATAATATTTGTAGTGAATTCGCGTATAATATTTATGCAACTCAAGCATATTGTTATTTATTACATTTTATTCAAGAACACAATTCTAATTATAGTAAAAAAGTAATTCTCCCAATTTTCCAAAACATTTCTAATAAAATGCGATTAGCAAATCATACCTTAAAACAATTGAATATTATAAATGATTCATCAGAAGATGGTAAAAAACAAGGTCAATTATCGTCGGTACTTTCTTTTTTAAATAAATGTAAAACTGCAATGGGAAAACGATTATTTCAAAATCAATTGACACAACCAGTTTCAGAAACAAAATGGCTAGAAACTGAATATGAAACAACTGCATATTTTTTAGAAACCGAAACCGAAATAATAACAGATTGTTTTCGTAAACAATTGATGAAAATTAAAGATATTGACAAAATATTAAGACAATTATTATTTCGTAAAATATATCCATCTAGTATTTATGCTTTATATAATAGTATAACAATCACACAACAAATAATAGAATGTATGTATGAAATGCCAGAAAAAATACTGAATTATTTTTTTGTGGATGATGTTGTATCTCAAAAAGAAGAAATACTAGAAATTATGCAATTCTTTGAAACGAAATATAATATGGAAATATGTAATGGAATTCACAGTATATCTACATTACCAGATAATATATTTTGTAGAGGTATTTCTCCCGAATTAGACGAAAAAGTCCAAGAATTAAATAATTGCAAAATAAAAATAGAAGAAATTCATCATTTTTTCACAGTAAGTATTCAACAACAACACCAACAAAATAAATTACGTGAAGAAGATACTACGGAATATATAAAAATAACGGAAACTGATAAGAATGGCATATCGTTTACAATCACTAAAACTAGAGGTGAATTATTATTGAAAGTATTGCAGAAACAAGGTACTGAAATTCAAATTGGAAATAATCGTATTGTAGTAAAAGATATTAAGATAATACCCGGCAAAACTACTAGTGAGATAGAATTTCCACAATTGAAAAAAATATGTAATGATATTATTTCTCTCAAAAACACCATACAAAAAATACAATCTATTTTATTTATGGATATTTTGAATGAAATAGAAAAGAATTATTACGATAAAATCACGAAAATATCTAGATTTATTTCAAAGATAGATGTTATTCTTTGTAAAGCATATTTAGCGAAAACTTATAGATATTGTCGTCCAGTGATAGTAGATAAAAATGAAAATGAAAATGAAAATACAAATACAAATACAAATTCATTTGTAAATGCAAAAGATTTACGACACGTATTAATTGAACATTTACAACAAAATGAAATATATGTAACGAATGATATTCATTTAGGGTTGAATAATCATATTAATGGTATGTTATTATATGGTACAAATGCGGTAGGGAAAACTAGTTTAATCCGTGCATTAGGTATTTCTCTCATTATGGCACAATCTGGAATATATGTCCCTTGTTCATCTTTTTGTTACAAACCATATACTGCAATGTATTCGCGAATATTAAGTAATGATAATTTATTCAAAGGATTATCTACTTTTGCAGTAGAAATATCAGAATTAAGAGTGATTTTAATGAATGCAGATGCAAATAGTTTTGTATTAGGTGATGAATTATGTTCAGGAACAGAAACGGAATCTGCATTAGGTATTTTTATGGCGAGTTTGTATCATTTACATGAAAAGAAAAGTTCGTTTATTTTTGCGACGCATTTTCACGAGATTACAGATTATGAAGAATTACAAAAATTAGATGGAATCGCATTGAAACATTTAGAAGTAAGGTATGACCGAGAGACCGATAGTTTGATTTATGATCGTAAAATAAAAGATGGAATAGGGAATCGTATGTATGGATTAGAAGTATGTAAATCTTTATATTTACCAGAGTCAATTATTGAATATGCATATCAGATAAGAAATAAATATTCATCTATTATTTCAGAAAATACATCTGCAGTTTTGACACAAAATGTAATAACTACAAAATATAATTCTCGTAAAATAAGAGGCATATGTGAGATTTGTCGTAAGAAAATGGGAGAAGAAATACATCATTTACAACCTCAAAAAGATGCAGATAATAATGGGTATTTGAATGGTGAATGGGTTCATAAAAACCATCCTGCCAATTTATTGGCATTATGTTCGGAATGTCATAATGAAATGCATAATGGAGAAGGAGGAGGAGGAGGAGACGACGACAAATCAGAAATATCTGGGATTACTATTTCTCCTTCATTAATATCTACATCATCTAAATCTAAATCTATCAAAAAAATTCGTAAAAAAACAACGAATGGTTATATTTTGATTTAATAGGATATAATCCAATCATACCCCCTCCCCTACAAACTTAATATTTGTGGTATATCATTAGATGAAGACATAATGAATATAATAATGAAAATAAACATTAGAATAAAAGGAAATAATAATAATGCCCAAGAAACAATAGGTAATCCTGCTTTACATATTAGATTCAAAATCCATGTCCAAAATAAAATGTATATTAATTTAACCGCAAAAATCAAAAAAATATTAGAAACTTGGCATGAATAATTACCCATACAATATGTATTTGAATTACTTGTGTTTTGTATCATAATTACAATAATAGAAAAAATAGAAATGACTAAATAAATATATGCAGGTGTACATAATTTACGTAATCCAGCAAGTTCCATATTAAAAAAATATATATATTATCTTATCATATATTTTTTATTTCATTATCGGCTTTTATATTTTATACAATACAATAAAGAGAAGTGTTCGTAAGTGCAAATGATAAAAAGTGAAAAAAATATTTCTAGAAAAGTTGTTGTTGAGTAACTAATTCTTGTACAATCATTCCTAAAATACCAATCATTGCAAGTCTTCCATTATTCAATTCCTTGTCCATTTGATCTCCCATATATTCTGGATCTACTCCAAAAGTTAAGCCAAAATCACCAGGTTGATAATCTTCTTTCAATGCAAATAGTTTTACTGTAGGATTTTGCCAGCCATTAATCATAGAACAAAATTCACTTATAAACATAAAAGAAAGACCGAATTGAACATATTCTGGATTATTTTGAAAAAAGTAAATTCCAAGATTATCAGAATATTGTTCGGTTAAAGGTAACAAAATAGCAGCAACCATTGCTAGTCTACCATGCTTAAGTTCTGCTTCTCGTAGAAACACAAGTGGAACATCTTTTGCTACAACAGATTTATCAAATAAATCTATATTTTTTAATGGAGCAGTAGGTTCACGAATAATAGGTTTATTTGGAAAACTTAGTGAAGATACAGAAGATGAAAGTAAAAGACAAGCTAGAGAAACGAAACGAAACATTATATCTATTATAACTTGGAAGGTTTAAGTACTTTTACTAATATGATTTATTTGTTTTTTTAAACGTAATATTTCATTCCAGGTGGGACAAATGGGACAGTAGAAGATACTCCTTGATTCAATGACATTGTACTTTGTAAATAATCAGGTGGATTTATTGCATTATTTCCAATTAAGTAACTAGAAACATTACTAACTAATTGTGGAGTTCCAAACGAACTAACCATATCGGCTGCAGAAATACCACCAGTCATTTTTTTCGTTTTTTTGTTTTTATTTTTATTTTGTTTCTTATTTGACCGATTTTTTCGTAATCGTAATCGTAAAGAACCACCTGTTATAGTAGAAGGAGTACTAGTAGATACCATATTCATTTTTGGATCATTTTCTACATTATAATATTGGTAATAATTCGCAGGAGATAAACTAGATAAATTACTAGGTCCACTACTTCCACCAGCTTGTCTACTACATCCACACCCTCCTCCTGTTTTTTTATTATTTACATTATTTTTTTTGTTTCTAAGAATAGACGAACGTGTTTTTTTATTTCTTTGTTTTTTATTTTTTATACTATATTTCATTATATTATATATAATAATAGCGATAAAAAAATATAATATCTATTCTATCTAATCTAATCTAATCTAATCTAATCTAATCTAACCCTTTTTTATTCATTATCTACATGTGTTAACATATGACGCCGACAACATACATTAAATAATTTCAATTTATCTAAAATTTGTCCTTCTGGAGTTTTTTCTATTGTTGCTTTATTCGCCATTTCTTTTGTGTAATAAATCACTGAATTTGGATTATCTACTTTTAATTTACGAACTTCTTCTAAATAATATTGATATTTATCTGCTAAAACAGTTCCACAAGTAACGCATTTAATTGGGATAATCATTCTATTATAGTATATTGGTTGTGTTATTATGTTATTGTAATAGAAATATAATATTTATTTTTATTTCAATTTTATTGTTTATTTCTTTCTCTCTTTTCCTTCCTTAAAGAAAATAAATCTAAATATAATATAATACAACAAATCAAAACAAAAAATAGATAGATAAATGAATCGTATAATATTATTCATAGCAGGAATAATTTCTATTATTATTTTTTTAGGAACATTGTACTATTATGCAACAAATAAATCAACCAAAGAAGGTTTAGATGCACCTTCTCTTGAAAGTTTAGTTCCAATTCCAAATACAGGAATCCCAGATGGATATTACCAATATAATAATACACACATTGCACCAGTTCCTTATGGTTATTATGCTTCAACTGACAAAAAAAAAATATTTCCAAAAACAATTAGTAGTCAATGGACAGATATAGGTAGTAAAGAGTTAGATACATCAATGGCTTCTAATGGTAAACAAATATCTTCTTCTACTCTCCCGACTACAAAACAAGCTATTACTAATAACAAATATTCCAATGATTTAAGTAAAATAATGAGTGTTCAATATCATGCAAGTGATGCTGATTTAATGAAACAAAATGATGGAATGGATATTTCGTTTGGACAAACCTGGATATATGATATGTGTGGGAATAAAGTAGCATATCCTTCTACCAAAATTCAAGGAGATAAAGTATATTATACTCCTGGATCATATACATTTGGTGCGTCTAATTATGTTCCAAATTATGAAGAATCTATACATTTAAGTAAAGTGACTGGTGAAAGTACTATAGGAATATTTCGTCCAGATAATCAATCTGGAGGGTTTTGTGAATTCAATAAGAATTTCCCGAATAATATAGAACAAGCATGTCGTAAATTAGATTCAAATACATGTGCATCTACCGATTGTTGTGTGTTATTAGGTGGATCCACATGTGTTGCAGGTGACGAATATGGCCCGACACAACAAGCTAATTATGGTGATGTTTTTATTCGTAACAAAGATTATTATTATTATAGAGGCAAATGTTACGGAAATTGTTCTTCTTAGATATATATATAAATTTATTTTATTTTCAATAAATAAATAGTATGAAACAAATAAATCTAAAAAATCTACCTAATTATGCAGATATTTTAGCAATTCCTTTATTTTTGTTAACTTTTCTCTATTTTTATCATCTAGAAAAAAAAACAGAAATATAAATAATGCTTATGTTGTTTGGATTAAGTGGATTTATTCTAGATACTTTTTTTGTATATATAGCATTT